GCAAAAAGTCTAACTTGCCGGGGGGTCATACCCCCACCCCCCACAACGTACAGATCAGGAGTCCCACGTTCACCCTACACTCTGTTTTGCACAGTCGATACCACCCCCCATAACTTCCCTAACACTACTTATCAAATATACAAGTCGGAACCCCCCTTCCGCTAAACACCCCCCGGTAGGAGTCCCAACCTCCTTTACAAAACGGCACCCTAGTGATATAACCCCCGCATGGTTAACATTGAGCCAACAGGGGATCATGCTGTCCCTTACAGTTTAGATACTGAGGAAGCCAAAAACTTCCACGAGACAGTAGTCGTCGCTGCCAATACAGCAGACCTACTAGAAGAACTCGGTGCGCCCATCGAGATAGAGAAGGACGACATAGACAAGACACTAGACTTGTTCAAAGCATCAAACCGCCATGTCGCCAAGCACGCACTAAAGCAACCCAACACAGCAAGTGCCGCCGCATTATTCTTACGAAGCTATGCCAACCAAGTAGCTACCGATGCAGCCGAGATGCGCTCAGCCATCACTTCAAAGCTGATGGAAATTGCAAACTGCGGTGACCCGCGATACGAATTAAAAGCCCTAGAGTTACTAGGCAAACACTCAGACATAGGTCTTTTCACTGAACGCAGTGAGATCACCATCAATCACAAAACGTCTAGCGACCTAGAAGAAGCGATAAAAGAACGAGTAAAAAGACTTCTTAACGCAACCGTAGTAGACGTAACCCCCATTGCAGATAATTTAGATGAAGAACTTGGCATAGCCGAGGACGAACCCCGTGCGCTACTAGATGAAATCAATGAGGGGGACAATGAGTCAACCGATACTGACGAACTTTAATCTCAAAGACATACCAAAGATTCTCCCCTTACTAAGCGAGGCGGAGCAGCGTCAGCTATTGTATGAATTAGAGGCCTTGCAGGAGTTAAAACGCAAGGAAGGTGCGCAGACTAAGTTCTTGGACTTTGTAAATGAAGTGTGGCCTACGTTTATTGGTGGTCGCCACCATCGCAGGATGGCTGAAGCGTTCGAAAGAGTGGCTAATGGAACCTGTAAACGGCTTATCATTAATATGCCCCCTCGTCATACTAAGTCTGAGTTTGCTTCATATCTACTTCCGGCTTGGTTTTTAGGTAAATTTCCGCACAAAAAGGTCATTCAAACGTCCCATACAGCCGAATTAGCGGTGGGTTTTGGTCGAAAAGTGCGAAATTTGGTCGATTCTGAGGTTTATAACCGCATTTTTCCCGGTTTATCACTCCAATCAGACTCAAAAGCAGCCGGTCGATGGAACACAAGTAAAGGTGGTGACTACTTTGCGATTGGTGTAGGCGGTGCTGTGACCGGTAAAGGTGCCGACATACTGATTATTGACGACCCGCACAGCGAACAAGAGGCAGCTCTAGCCCAGATCAACCCAGATATATACGACAAGGTTTACGAGTGGTACACATCCGGCCCACGGCAGCGACTTCAACCGGGTGGAGCTATCGTAATCGTGATGACTCGATGGTCATTGCGTGACTTAACAGGCCAAGTGATCAAATCCAGTGCCGCACGGGGTGGTGATGAATGGGAAGTGATTGAGTTTCCCGCGATTCTCCCGTCTGGAAATCCCCTCTGGCCTGAGTTTTGGTCGATGAACGAGCTTGATGCTCTACGTACAGAACTTCCTAACAGTAAGTGGCAGGCCCAGTACCAGCAGCAGCCAACCTCGGATAACTCGGCGATTGTTAAGCGCGAGTGGTGGAAAATCTGGGAAGGCGAAGACCCGCCATACTGTGACTACATACTTCAGACGTGGGATACGGCGCATGAGAAAGGTACGCGGAACGACTTCTCTGCCTGTACGACGTGGGGTGTTTGGTACAACCCAGAGGACAACGACCAGCCTAATTTAATACTGTTAAATTCTTACAAAGAACGGTTGGAGTGGGTGGAGCTTAAGAAAAAAGCGTTTGAACACTACAGAGAATGGCAACCTGACGGGATACTTATAGAAAAGAAAGCGACAGGCGGTCCTCTCATTTATGAATTCCGGGCTATGGGCATCCCTGTACAAGAGTTTACACCGGGTAAGGGCCAAGACAAGATAAGTCGCTTAAATAGTGTCTCTGACTTGATAGCTAGTGGTAAAGTCTGGGTTCCCGAGACGCGCTGGGCCGAAGAATTGGTGGACGAGATAGCTTCATTCCCCTCAGGCGAGCATGATGACTTGGTGGATGCAACAACATTAGCACTGATGCGGTTCCGTGCGGGGGGCTTCATACGCCTACCAAGTGATGAACCAGAAGAAATTAAATTATTCAAATCACATAGACGAGCGGCGTACTACTAAGGATAGATTATGAGTATCGACAAAGGCTTATATGCTGCCCCACAAGGCATTGATCAAGAAAGCACAGATGAGTCTGAGCTAGAGGTATCGTTAGAAGAGCCAGAAGGCCAAGACCCTGACCTAGAAGAAGAGCCAGAAGGCGGCGATGACAATGGGTTTAGTGAGAATCTAGCTGAAAATATGAGCGATAACGAGCTTTCATTGCTCGCATCTGACTTAATTAGTGAGTATGAAGATGACGTGTCTAGCCGCAAAGATTGGCTACAAACGTACGTTGACGGCCTTGATTTGCTTGGTTTGAAGCTAGAAGAGCGCACGGAACCGTGGGCAGGCGCGTGCGGTGTCACACATCCATTGTTAGCTGAAGCGCTTGTGAAGTTTCAAGCTGAAACAATCATGGAGACGTTTCCGGCTGCGGGTCCTGTTAAAACAAAGATCGTTGGTAAAGAGACGCAAGAGAAACAAGATGCAGCGGATCGTGTAGAAGCGGATATGAACTTCCGTTTGACGGAAGAGATGCCCGAGTTTCGTCCTGAACATGAACGCATGTTGTGGGGCTTGGGTTTATCAGGCAACGCATTTAAGAAAGTCTATTACGATCCAGCGCTAGGACGTCAAGTATCTTTGTATGTACCTGCGGAAGACATCGTTGTTCCATACGGTGTATCTAGTTTGCGTACAGCTGAACGCATTACTCATGTGATGCGTAAGACAGAAAATGATGTGCGTCGTTTGCAAGTCGAAGGGTTTTATAGAGATGTAGACCTAGGTGAGCCTGTTGTAGTCATGGATGAGACAGAGAAGAAGATAGCTGAAAAGCTAGGCTTTAGACTCACCACTGATGATCGCTATCGTCTGCTTGAGATGCAAGTTGATCTTGACTTGCCCGGTTACGAAGACCCAGACGGTATAGCACTGCCATACATTGTAACTATAGATAGAAGCAGCCAGAAAGTGTTGGCGATTCGTCGCAACTGGAAACAAGATGATCCGCTAAAACAAAAGCGTAATCACTTAGTGCACTATGGTTACATACCCGGGTTTGGTTTTTACAACTTTGGTTTGATCCATTTAATAGGTGCGTATGCTAAATCTGGCACTTCCATTCTGCGTCAATTGGTTGATGCAGGAACCCTGTCGAACCTTCCGGGTGGGCTTAAATCTAGAGGACTGCGAGTCAAAGGAGATGACACCCCCATCACCCCGGGAGAATTTAGAGATGTCGATGTCCCGAGTGGAAGTATTAGGGACAACATCTTGCCCTTACCCTATAAGGAACCGTCACAAGTACTAGCATCTTTGATGGATCAGATCATCGATGAGGGGCGTAGATTTGCTTCTGCTGCTGATCTGCAAGTAGATGACATGTCATCTCAAAGCCCTGTAGGAACAACGCTGGCTATTCTTGAACGTACGCTGAAAATTATGTCAGCAGTACAAGCCCGCATTCACTATTCAATGCACGAAGAGTTACGTCTGTTAAAAGACATCATTCGTGACTACACACCAGCTGATTACAGTTACGACCCAGAAACAGGTGACCCGCACATTAAACAGTCGGACTACGACCAAGTAGACGTCATACCTGTTAGCGATCCAAACGCTGCGACGATGGCACAGAAGATTGTGCAACACCAAGCAGTAATGCAGCTAGCGCAACAAAACCCTGAGATATACGACATGATGGCTTTGCATCGTCAAATGTTATCTGTGCTTGGGGTTAAGAATATCGATAAGATTATTCCGCCTAAAGAGAAAGAACCTGAGCCTCAACCTCGTGACCCTGTTACAGAGAATCAAGACATCTTAGGTAATAAACCCGCTAAAGCTTTTTATCAACAGGACCATCAAGCACACATCACTGTTCACCAAGCAGCGATGCAAGACCCCAAGATTCAAGCTATTTTGGGTCAAGACCCCAACGCACAAACTATTCAAGCGGCTATGCAAGCTCATATCAATGAGCATTTGGGCTTTGAATACAAGAAACAGATTGAGCAGCAAATGGGTCAAGCGCTTCCAAATTACGACGACGAGAATGCGCAACAGATACCAGATGATCAGCAATTCCAGATTGCTCAGATGGCAGCACAAGCTTCACAACAACTGTTGCAACAACATCAGCAAGAAGATCAGCAACAGAAAAACCAACAACAAATGCAAGACCCCGTTGTTCAAATGCAGATGCAAGAGTTGGCCCTCAAACAGGCCGAACAGCAGCGCAAAGCACAGAAAGATATGGCAGACGCGCAGCTTAAGACTCAGCAATTACAAGCAGACCATGACCTCAAAATGCAACAGTTGGATGTTGAACAGCAGAACAAAGCTGCTGAACAAGCATTTAAAGCTGAACAACTAAGGCTTGATGAGCGGCGTATTGATGCGCAACAGGAAACTGCGGGCGCTACTTTAGCTATGAAACACCTGTCAGAGCAGCATAGGTTAGAGAAAGAACAGGAGACTGAAGGTTTCCGTCAAGGTATGCAAGTGATGCAGAAGCGGCATGAGGCTAATCGACAAGATATGCAACGCCAGATGAACCCCCAACCAAACAAACCCCCCAAAAAAGGTGAGTAATGGACAAAGTCATTGAGGTAATTCTTAAGGAGTTGCGTGCCAGACGCACGCAGTTATCCGAAGCAGCTGCTTCAGGCGCAGCTAAGAACTACGAAGACTATAAATACATGTGCGGTGAGATTCGAGGCCTCACCAACGTGGAGATGTACCTACTTGACCTCGCAAAAAACATGGAGCATTTTGACGATGACTGAAATCCTAATCGGCTCAAACCCCGATAGCTTGGATGCAACCGTACTACCCCAAACAGCAGAAGAAAAGGCAACCCAACTGCCTAAACCTTCTGGCTGGCACATTCTAGTGGCTCTACCTGAAGCAGAAGAAACATTTGAAAGCGGCCTTGTTAAATCCGATGAAACTAAACGGAGGGAAGAAGTGCTAGCTACTGTGTTTTTTGTTGTGGCGCTTGGCCCCGACTGCTACACAGATAAGGAACGGTACCCTACCGGCCCGTGGTGTAAGGAAGGCGACTTTATTTTGGCTCGCCCCAACTCAGGCACTCGCTTAAAAATCCACGGGCGAGAGTTTCGCCTACTTAACGAAGACTCAGTAGAAGCCGTGGTTGATGACCCACGCGGCATTTCACGAGCATAGGAGGTATCAAGATGCCAACATTTGAAAAAAACGAGTACAAATTTCCTGACGAAGTCGAAGGCAAAGACGCCGAAGACGCGTTAGAAATTGAAATTGAAGACGATACACCCCCCGAAGACAGGGGCAAAAAGCCCATGCCAAAGGAGATCGTTGACGAAATAGAAAGCGACGAACTTGAAGAATATTCTGACAAAGCAAAAGAGCGCTTAAAACAGCTCAAGAAGGTCTACCACGACGAGCGTCGTGAGAAAGACCGTATTGCTAAGGAGAATCAAGAGGCTATTAATGCTGCAAATAAGCTTCTTGAAGAAAATAAAAGGCTTAAAGAAACCCTGTCGTTTGGTGAGCGAGAGTACATCTCGACCATGCAATACGCGGCGGATCGTGACCTAGAGATAGCAAAAGATAAATATAAGCAATCGTTAGAAACTTACGATAACGACCTTATACTGGAAGCTCAACAAGAGCTAACCCAAGCTACCCTTAGGGCGGATAAAGCAAAAAACTTTAGACCCTCTTTACAAAATGTAGAAACTGAGGTACAACAGCCGCAAACTCAGGCACGGCCTCAAACAACCAAGCCTGATGAGAAATACGCAAGCTGGATATCACGTAACGAGTCATGGTTCCAAAAAGACCCTGAGATGACTCAAGCGGCGTTCGGCCTGCATGAAAAGCTAGCTAGTCAGTATGGTGCTGAATACATAGGTACCGAGGACTACTACAACCGTATTGACGAAACAATACGTAAAAGATTCCCCGAGGCGTTCCAAGACACGTCCGAATATGCTGATTCCAAACCTCAGCGAACTAGAGCCACGACAGTGGTTGCTTCAGCCAAACGTAGCACGGCCCCGAGGCAGGTTAGATTAACGGCGACCCAAGCAGCGCTGGCTAAGAAATTTAAACTCACCCCGGAGCAGTATGCTCGTGAAGTCCTCAAATTGGAGAACAAATAATGGCTGAACCAAAATTAACTCGTGAACTCGAAACTCGTGAAACGCAGATGCGACCTAAGCAGTGGGCACCTGCGGAGTTGCTACCTGAACCAGATAAGCAACCGGGCTTCAGCTACAGATGGATTCGTGTTTCGACGCTAAATAATGCCGACCCACGGAATTTATCGGGCAAACTACGCGAAGGTTGGGAACCCGTGAAGATTACGGAACAACCTAAGTTTCAACTGCTAATCGACCCAGCTAGTCGCTTTAAGGACAACATCGAGGTCGGTGGGCTATTGTTGTGCAAGACACCTACTGAGTTTGTTGAGCAACGTAATAAATATTACGAAGATCAAACTGAAGCTCAGACCCTTGCGGTAGATAATAGTTTTATGCGTGAGAACGATCCTCGTATGCCTTTGTTCACTGAACGAAAGTCTACGACGTCGTTTGGTAAAGGCTAACTTAACTTTTTGGAGCATTTTATGGCTTATCCTACTGTATCAGCCGCTTATGGATTCAAACCCATAAACCTGATTGGTGGTCAAGTGTACGCGGGTTCAACTCGTAACCTGCCTATTGCGTACAACTACGGCACAGCAATCTATTACGGCGACTATGTAACACTATCAGGTGGTCTAGTTATTCCAGCGACTAAACCTGTAAACACGACTAATACTACTGTTGGTGTTTTCTTGGGTTGCTACTACACGAACCCAACTACCAAACAGCGTCTTTGGTCACAATACTATCCCGGCTCCGTTACTGCCGGTGATATCACAGCTATCGTTGCAGACGATCCAGACACAGTATTCCAAGTGGCTGTTACCGCTTCTGCTTCGTCTACTGTTATTGCTTCGGCTTCGTTGTTGAACCTTGGCGCAAACATGGCAGGTAACACCCTGACAGGTTCTGCTTCTACAGGTAACGGCGCTGGCGCTCTGGTGGCTTCGCTGACCGACGTTTCTGGTGGTGGCTTCCGTGTTATGAGTTTGGTTCCAGATACACAGATCAGCAACCAAGCAACGACTGTTGGTAGCTCGTCTTCGACCAGCTTGGCAATTACAGGTGCGACTCCCGGCCTATTAATTCCTATCGGTACAGACGTGTTCAATATTATCAGCGGTCAATTGAGTTATGCAGCTACTGCTACTACAGCAGCTTCTACTGTTGCTGCTGACGGTACTGCTACTCTGACTGTTAAGTCTGCTACTGTTACCGCTGGTTCATTGGCACTTGTTCAAACCCCTGAAGTTCTGGTGAAGCTGAATTTTGGCGCTCACCGTTACTACGTAGCATAAGGAGCATAAATAATGGCTATTTCACGCGCACAACTATTGAAAGAGCTGCTCCCCGGCCTGAACGCATTGTTCGGTTTGGAGTATGCTCGTTACGGCGAAGAGCACAAGGAAATCTACGAAACAGAGACTTCCGAGCGTTCGTTTGAAGAAGAAACAAAACTGTCTGGCTTCTCAGCCGCACCTGTCAAGAATGAAGGCTCAGCTATTCGTTATGACAATGCACAAGAAGCATGGACAGCACGATACAACCACGAAACCATTGCTTTGGGTTTCTCGCTGACCGAAGAGGCCATCGAAGACAACTTGTACGACAGCTTGTCTGCTCGTTACACCAAAGCTCTGGCTCGTGCTATGGCTTACACCAAGCAAGTTAAAGCTGCTAACGTCCTGAACAACGGTTTCAACGCTTCCTACGTAGGTGGCGATGGCGTCGCTTTGTTCTCTACTGCGCATCCTTTGATTAACGGTGGCACCAACAGCAACACACCATCAACTGCTGCTGACCTGAACGAAACTTCGTTGGAAAACGCTGTTATTCAGATCGCTGCTTGGACTGATGAACGTGGTCTGCTGATCGCTGCTAAGCCTAAGAAATTGATCGTCCCACCAGCGCTGCAATTCGTTGCAACTCGTTTGTTAGAAACCGAACTCCGCGTCGGCACAACTGACAACGACATCAACGCGTTGAAGAACAACGGTTCGATCCCAGAAGGCTATTCGATCAACCACTTCTTGACCGACAACAACGGCTGGTATTTGACTACCGACGTTCCAAACGGCATGAAGCACTTTGTTCGTACGCCTCTGTCTAACTCAATGGACGGTGACTTCGATACAGGTAACGTGCGCTACAAAGCGCGTGAGCGTTATTCGTTCGGCTTCTCTGATCCACTGGGTATGTACGGTTCGCCCGGCGCAAGCTGATGAAAAGGGGGGCTTAAAAACCCCCTTTTTTTAGTTTTATATGATATAAATGCTGTATTCCGGGAACACCGGTATGCCAAACAGCCCCGGCTGATGACATGCAAATTGGCGTACTTAACTCGCATGTGAGGACAATTTATTATGGGTTTCGCTACTCACCTTGGCCCTTGGCTACTTGGTACTGTTAAAAACACGACCGGTACCACTGTTGGCTCTATTGAAAACTTGGGCGCGACTATTTGCTCGCAGACCTTCAAGAAAGATTACACCGGTCAAGCCGCTTCGGCGACTACTGACACCGTTTGCGTACTGCCTGCTGGCGCGCAGATCGTTGATATCAAAATTGACACACTCGTAGCGTTTACTGGCTCAACTGCGGCAAACATGTCGCTGGGTGACGGTACTACCGCTGCTCTGTATTGGGCTTCTACAGACGTAACTACTCAAGGTCGTCTGGCATACACTGGTGCTGCTGCTAAGTTAGCTGCATGGTGTGGCGCTGCTACTACTGCCTCTCCTAGCGGTGCTGGTATTGGTTCAACAGACGTAAAAATCGTTGCTACCATGACCCCTACTGTTGCTGCTGTTACGGCTGGTACAGTTCAGTACACCATTATGTACGTGGTTGCTAACTCTAACGGCTCACAGCTTCCAGCTTCAGCTTAAACTAATTAAGGGGCCAACATGGCACAACCATCCTCTATAACTAGGTTTGGGTTATACGAGCCATTTGATTTGCAGGTGGCTCGCGGGCAGATTACGGGCCATACTTTATTTAATTTGTTTGGCTACGGAGTTACCCCAGCAACAGGCACGGCGGCAGGGGTTTTTTATCCAGCGTGGGAAAATAGCAATACACCTAGTTACTATGTATTTCCAACAAGCGCGGCTAAGCTATATGTAGCAAGTACAGTTAATGGTGATTCTGGTGGCTATGTAACTATTATTGGTTTAGATAGCAACTACAACCCTATTTCAGAAACAGTAACGCTTGGCGGAACGGCTGGTACAGGTGTAATTACAACCAATACATACTGGAGAATTAACAGTATGTTTATACCACCAAGTTCACCAACGGCAGTAACTGGGGTAATTACTCTTCAAAACCAAGCAGCGACTTCTGGTGCAGTTGAGTACGCTCAGATAAATACAACGACTTTGAACGGCAGCACTATAAGTATTGGCATTAGTCAAATGTCCGTATATACAGTTCCTGCCACTCAAACTTTGTATTTAAGCAGGTTTACAGCATTTTCTGGATACACAGGTAGCACAGGAAACTATTTTACGTATCGGGCTGTTGCTAACTACCCAAGCAGCTTGGTCGCTGGCGCAACCTTAACCAAACGGGTTGTTTTGCAATCTCCGTTTATTAATGAATACAACATACAAAGACAGTATCCATTTGTTTACCCATCTGGTACGGACATTGTATGGCAGATGGCACCATCAGCAGCAACAAATAATTTGCCGTATTCCGTTAATGTTGGCGGGGTTTTAATTCAAAATAACCTAACATAATGGCTAAGTCACCTGCATGGACTCGCAAGGAAGGCAAGAACCCCAAGGGCGGATTGAACGCCAAAGGGCGAGCCTCCTACAACAAGGCCAATCCGGGGAAACCCGGGTTGAAAGCCCCACAGCCAGAAGGCGGTTCCCGTCGGGATTCCTTCTGTGCGCGGATGTCTGGGATGAAGAAGAAGTTAACCAGCAAGAAAACAGCAAACGACCCAAACAGCCGTATTAACAAATCTCTTAGGGCGTGGAAGTGCTGACATGAGCGAACATCACTATACCGTTAAACACACGTTAGACATCTTGTCCGCTATCACTGCGTTCATGTCTTTCCTTAATTTGCTCACGCCTGTATTTGGTCTTGTTGCGACCATCTGGACCATTATGCGCATAATTGAAATGGTTGTGGGTAAGCCTTTTGCGGAAATAATCCGTAGAAAACAGGTGGACTGATGAGTATTCAATACTTTGGCGGTGGTGGTAAACCTAAAGCTGCTGCTCCCAAGGCTGCTCCTGCTCCCAAGGCTGCTCCTGCTCCCAAGGCTGCTCCTGCTCCCAAGCCTGCGCCAGCACCTAAGCCTGCGCCTGTAGCTAAAGCTGCGGCTAAACCCGCCCCAACTAAAGAAGAAAAAGCTGCCGCTGCAAAACAAGCTGCGGATGCTAAAGCCGCCGCCGCAAAACAAGCTGCGGATGCTAAAGCCGCTGCTAATAAAGCTGCACAAGAGAAAAAAGCACAAGCTGCACAAGCTAATAAAGATAAAGCCGCCGCTGCAAAACAAGCCGCTGCTGATAAAGCCACCGCTGCAAAACAAGCCGCTGCTGATAAAGCCGCTGCCGCTGCAAAAGCTAAAACAGATGCCGCCGCTGCAAAGAAACAAGCTGGTATAGAAGCGCAAGCTAAAAAACTTGGGATGGACCCCAAGAAGTACGCAGCTATGCTAGACGCAAACGATAAGAAAAAAGCACAAGCACAAACAGACGCACAAAGGCTAAAAGACAAAACAGCTATTGCTAAGTCTATGGGCATAAGCGTTGATGAGTTTGACAAAATGGCGGCAGATCAAAACGCTGACGAAGATTCAAGTCTTAAACAGTATCAGCAAGATCAAAAAAGCCAGCAAGATAAACAAGATGAACAAAATCAACAACAGCAGCAACAGCAGAAAGATTTTGTAGACCAAAAGACGCAACAGGCTCAGAATACTCAACAGCAGCAGCAGCAACAAGATTACACCGGCATGTTTAACCAACAAGCCAACCAACAACAAAATAATGATTATGGCGGCATGGGTGGTGGTTACGGTGGCATGAACCAAGGCTATGGCGGTATGAACCAAGGCTACGGTATGCAAGGTTATGGTGGCATGGATGGTGGTTACGGCATGCAGGGGTATGGTGGTATGGGTGGTATGGGCGGTTACGACCCATACGGCGGGATGATGCAGGGGTTTAATCCTTTTAACCCGTACCAAAACCAAGGTTACGGTCAGCAGCCTTATGACATGTATGATCAGCAAGACTACGGTTATGGGCAACAAGATTATGGTCAACAACAAGGCTATGATCAGCAGCAACAACAGCCGCAACAGCAACAGCAACAACCTCAGCCAAAACCGCCGCAGCAAGACCAAAACCAACAAAGCCAGCAGCAAGGTATTGCACAAGGTATGAACAAAGCACCGCCACCGCCATCGCAACCAACGCCACAACAAGTTGCTTCGGCACCTTCACCTACTACTAATAACGGAATAGTGCAAAACAACGCACAGCCCGTTAGTATGCGGCGTGGTGGTTATGCTTGGAAGAGGTAGTGCCGGTAGTAAAACTAATTTTTTAATTTAGGAGGTAGTATGGGTATGTTCGGAGCAGGACCAAAGCGTCCACAAATGGGTATGAAACCACCAGCTAAACCAGCAGCGGGTTCAAGTGCTCGACCATCTTTTATGGGTGGTGCTATGGGCGCTATGGGTAAAAGTGCTAAACCACCAATGGGTGCTAAACCACCAGCAGGCGGCCCAGCTAAACCACCAATGGGTGCTAAACCACCAGCAGGCGGCCCAGCTAAACCACAAATGGGTCCAAAACGCCCTATGGGTATGGGTGTTAAACCAATGCCACCAAAACCAACACCAGCGCCATCTAAACCTGATGCAACTAAAGCGGCTCCAGCGGCACCTAAACCAGATGCAGGCGCGGCTCCAGCACCAGCTATGAAACGTGGCGGTGTAGCTAAATACGCCAAAGGCGGCGTGGTTGGTAAGATGGGTAAAGTAACTGCCGGTGGCACTAAAAAGTTTGGTGAGCACACCATTCAAAAACGAGGCCATACCCGTGGTAAAAACATGGGCGATTCCGGTAAAACTGTGGGTATTCAAAGCGGCGCACGTCGCGGCAAATAAGGAGTAGTCATGGAACATAAACTTAAGCACGAAGACGTAGCTGCCCTCCATTCAAAATTCGATGGTGGTATGCCTATGAAACATCATCACGAAGCAGTGGCAGATTTACACAAGCATGAAGGTGGTACGCCTATGCAAATGCACCACGAGCACGTAGCTAAAATGTGTAGCGGCGGTAGAGCGAGGAAGTAACGATGGATATTAAAAGTTTAACTAGGGAACAACTCCATAAGTTAACTTTGCAAGAGGTTAAAGATATACCGATTGAAGAGATTAAAAAACTTTCAGACGGTGATTTGTACCTTTTTCATCCTCGGCAGTTAATCGCTATTCTGCAAAACGTACTTAACCAAGGCGCTTAGTATGATGGCTTCGCGTGGTATGGGTGATATCAACCCTTCAAAAATGCCCGGCGGGAAGAAGAAAGCCCGTCGGGATGACACCGACTTCACGCAGTACGCTAAGGGTGGAGAAGTGTGGGATAAGCCGCGTCCCAAAGACTTAGGTAAACCTAAAAAAATGTCGTCTGCTAAAAAATCATCAGCTAAAGCTATGGCTAAAGCAGCAGGTAGACCCTACCCTAACTTAGTTGACAATATGCGTGCAGCAAGGAGAAAGTAATGGCTGAGAAATGGATACAAAACGCTATCAAAAAACCCGGTGCTCTTCGTGCTCAGCTTGGCGCAAAAGAGGGAAAACCAATACCGGCAAAGAAACTTGCTTCGGCTGCGAAAAAGCCCGGCAAGTTGGGGCAGCGTGCAAGGCTTGCCCAAACCCTAAAAAAGATGAAATGAGGTAATTATGGCTGGCGGCGGACAAAACGGAGCGGGGTCAAGTGCGGGTGGAAACTCTATGGGTAATTCTATGGGGTTTGGTCAGAATAACCAGCAACAAAACCAACAGCAAATACCTCAGTATGCGCAACCGTATATGCAACAAATGATGGGGCAACAAGGCCCTATGCAAGGATACGGCGGTCCAAATGGTATGGGTGGTCCTATGGGTGGTCCTATGGGTGGTGGTATGACCCCATTTAACCCCAACTTTCCTAGACCTCAGTTTGGTCGCCCAGACATGATGCAGCAAGGTGGTATGCCCGGTTTTGGTCGCCCCGGAATGATGCAGCAAGGTATGCCCGGTTTTAATCGCCCCGGAATGATGTTTGGCCCGCATGGCCCTCGTGGCCCTATGCAAGGCCCTCAGTTTGGCCCTATGCCGCAAGGTGGCATGCCCGGTGTTGGTCGTCCCGGTAGCCCACAGCAAATGCAAGGGATGGCTAATATACTTCAACAAATGCCACAAGCGCCACAGCAGCAAGGACAACAGCCGCAGCCAACCCAGCCTCCACAAGGGCAAAAACGCTATGACCCCGGGATAATGTGATGACAAGAGAGTACAACCCAGATGATGAATACGTAGAACCATCTTCAAGAGGGGGCCGCACTACTAGGTCTGCGGAGGATGAGTATGTAGCACGAAGAGGTTTAGAAGAGCGTATTAAATACGAAAAAGACCGCGCTGAAAAAGAAGCAAGAGAAGCAAGAGAAGCAAGAGAAAAAAGAGAAGCAGCTAAAGAAGCAAAAGAACGCAAGGCTGATCCGTTATACGACGAACGTAAAACAGCGCGTGCGGAAGCAGAAAAAGGGGCTACCACTAAGATGGTAGGTGGTATAAAGGTTACAGAGTACCCATCAGTCCCGCAAGTTGAACGTCGTCCTACGGCGCAGGTTCGTGGGGGTCGTGGAGAAGGCGGTGGAGCAGGTAGTTTGCTGCATGAAATGAACCCGCAAAAGTTGTACAAAAATGGCGGTAAAGTTAAATCCGCTTCGGTCCGTGCAGACGGTGCGGCAATTAGAGGTAAGACGAGAGCTTAAATGGCCTACACAACAGCCACTACTAGTTTTAACCCAACCCTCAACGAAATATTCGAAGAGGCGTTTGAGCGCTGTGGCAAAGAGCTACGGTCGGGCTACGACTTTCGTACGGCTAGACGTAGTTTAAATTACTTGTTAGCTGAGTGGGCTAACCGTGGCGTTAACTTGTGGACTATTGAACAGGGTTCGATCAACTTGGTTCAAGGGACGGTAACTTACGACTTACCAATAGACACTGTAGACCTTATTGAACATGTAATTCGTACAAATTCTGGTCAAGGCCCTAACCAAACGGATTTGAACATTACGCGTATTTCGGTATCTACCTACTCAACTATACCCAACAAACTATCGCAGGGGCGCCCTATTCAAGTATGGGTTAATAGACAAGATGGTCAGAAGGCTGGGTCAGAAGCTGCTACAGCAAAGAACCCACAGATCAATGTATGGCCTGCCCCTGATCAAGGTACAGCACAACAGCCGTACTACGTATTTTATTACTGGCGTATGCGTAGAATGTATGACGCTGGCAACGGTACTAACGTGGTGGATATACCGTTTAGATTTTTAAATGCCATGACTGCTGGTTTGGCATTTATGTTGTCGATTAAGCTGCAAGACGTATCACCTGATCGCGCACAAGCTTTAAAGCTTATGTATGACGAAGCATGGGAACTGGCATCAGAAGAGGATAGAGAAAAAGCCGCTATCCGGTTTGTACCTCGTGAAATGTTCTTTTAATTATGGGCAATCGGTTTGCTAGTGGTAAGCATGCTATATCCGAGTGTGATCGGTGTGGGTTTCGCTATAAGCTTAAAGAGTTAAAAAAGCTGACGATTAAGACCAAACAGGTTAGCATTAAAGTATGCAAAACCTGCTGGGAGCAAGACCACCCGCAGTTGCAGTTGGGTATGTATCCTGTGGATGATCCACAAGCGTTGCGCGAACCAAGGCCAGATAATAGTTATTATCAATCTGGTTACGGTGGGTTGCAGCTTACTTTGAATACAGATTTTGGTACTCCGGGTGAAGGTAGCAGGATAATACAGTGGGGTTGGAACCCCATAGGCGGTGCAAGAGCGAACGACAATGGTTTAACTCCCAACGACTTGATAGGCGTAGGGCAAATCGGTACGTTGACAGTAACTATTACTTAGGAGTACGAGATGGACAAAGAAGATAAAAAGCAAGACGTGGCGCTGATTAAAAAGGCGTTCAAACAACACGACAAGCAAGAGCATAAGGGCGGCAAAGGTACGTCTTTGAAACTCAAAAAAGGCGGCGTGACGTCTATGGAAATGAAACGCGTTGGTCGTAACATGGCCCGTGCTAACAATCAACGGAGTCGCTAATGGCTACCAAAAAGTTTAACGAGTCGGCTGAGAAGTACGCTAAACCCCACACTATGTCGGGCGGCAAGGTAAATATTGCTGAAGCTATTTCTATTAAGCGCGACCCGAACTCACAATCAGCATCTGAAGTTAAACCCGGCAAACCAGCTATGCGTGTGAGCATGGGTAATCCAAACGCTGATGATGTTAAGACAAGCGGTATCGAGACTCGCGGTAACGGTGCGGCTACTAAAGGCCGTATAGCTCGTGGCCCAATGGCTTAAGTTTACAGTGGGTATGGAATAACTTTACAATGAACTACACACAATTGTTCAATACTATCAAAGCGTACTGCGAAAACGACTTCGCAGCTACCGCTTTTACGGGTACAAACAACACATCTACTGTTGTTGTAGTTAGTAGTGATCAGATTAACACGTTCATTCAGCAAACTGAACAAAGGTTGTTCAGCATTGTTCAACCTCCAATGTTGCGTAAAAACGTAACCGGTGCGTTGACTATCGGTAATAAGTATTTAAATCTACCGTTAGATTTTTTATCTGTGTATTCACTTGCCGTGTACACAAATTCTTCGGCGGGGCTTAATAGCCCACAAGCGTTCTTACTTAACAAAGATGTTAATTATTTACGTGAAGCATATCCAGACCCATTAGAATCAGGCATCCCACAATATTATGCATTGTTTGGTCCAAATGAAGGTGTTAACGTAAACCTTACATATAACCAAACAACATTGATTGTGGCCCCTACCCCCGACGATAGCTATGCAGTAGAGCTTCATTACTTTCATTACCCAGAGTCTATCGTCACTGCTGGCGAATCGTGGCTTGGGGATTATTTTGATTCTGTATTGTTATACGGCTCGTTGTTAGAAGCAATTACGTTTATGAAGGGTGAACAGGATTTGATAGCTCTGTACACCCAACGGTATATGGAAGCACTAGAGCTGTACAAACAATTGGGCGATGGTAAAGATCGTGGCGATGCTTATCGTAATGGTCAAGTTCGCGTGCCTGTAAATTAAGAGGTGTTAAATGGCGATTACTCAAGGACTGTGCACAAGCTTTAAAGTTGACCTTTTAAGCGGCACTCAAAATTTTGTTTCGGGTACAGGTAATACGTACAAGATGGCGCTGTATACATCTTCAGCTACGATTGGCCCAACTACAACTACTTACTCTGCTACTAACGAAGTTAGCGGTACAGGCTATACAGCTGGTGGGAATACATTAACTATATCGGTATCACCAACATCATCTGGTACTACAGCGTACTTATCGTTTGCTGATACTACGTGGTCAAGCGCGACCTTTACCTGTCGTGGAGCATTGATATATAACACGACCAACAGTAACAAAGCCGTTGCGGTGTTTGATTTTGGTTCGGACAAATCGGTGGTTGGTGGTTCGTTTACCGTTACGTTCCCTACAGCAGACGCTACTAACGCTGTTATCCGTATAGCCTAAAAGGGGGAATCATGGCGTTTGTAATTAATGACCGTGTATTAGAAACCTCTACCACTAACGGAACAGGGGCGTTTACACTTGCCGGGGCTGCATCGGGGTTTCAATCATTTTCAACTGGTGTTGGCGCAAACAACACAACGTACTACACAATAGTAAACACAGCAGCTTCCGAATGGGAGGTAGGGTTTGGTACGCTTGACGCTACCGGCCTTATTCTTGCTCGTACTACTGTCTATTCGTCGTCAAACTCAAACAACTTAGTTACGTTTACTTCGGGTACTAAAAATGTATTCGTAACGTATCCAGCGTCTAAGTCTGTCAACTTAGATACCACTGGCGTCCTTGCGCTAACTTCATCGGTTAATAGTCCACTTACCATCAACAATGGTGGTACGGGTACAGCGTTTAGTAACTCTGCCGCGTCTTTCTTTGGTAGCGTAAACAACTATTTACAAATTAACCACCAAAACTTAAACGCGGGTAACAACGCGTCTACTGACTTTATTGCTACAGCAGATAACGGTACAGACTTAACATACTACGTTGACTTTGGTATTAATAGTTCTACGTATAACTTAGGTACGTTTACTATTGCTGGCGCTAATGATGGTTACTTGTACTCACAAAATACTAACCTTGCTATTGGTACAGCTACAGTTGGTCAATCAACAAAGTTCTTCCAAGGCGGCACTTTAGCTGCTAACGAAGTAGCTAGGTTTGCACCAACAACAAACAACTTCTTGGTTGGTACGACGTCAGATGGCGCGGGTACTTCTAAGATGCGTGTAAACGGTATAGTTGAAGCTATCACTGGCGTTAAGGTTGGCACAAGTACAGCTACACAAACTGTACCGTTTGCGCCTACTAATATTTTGGTTTCGTTAGGCGCATCTGTACCTGTGTCGTCCGGTACGTATGTATTCACCGATGCCAACGCTACTACTACAAGTAGAATTTCAATTAACCCTAATCCAGCAGTTGCAGCGGCTTCGCTTCTTGCGGTCGGTACAATTACAGCGGGTTCTGGTTACGCAAACAATACTTATTACAACGTCCCGCTCACCGGTGGTTCAGGCACAGGCGCAACAGCTACTCAAATTACTGTATCGGTTGGTGCCGTAACTTCAATATCAATGCCAACAGCAACAGGCGCAGTAGTAACCGGTAATATTACAGCAGGTTCTGGATACAATAACGGTACATACTACAACGTCCCACTTACCGGCGGTGCTGGTGTAGGCGCTGTAGCTACATCAATTACTGTGGCTGGCGGTATCGTAACAACAGTTGTACTACCTACTACAGGCGTAGGTTCAAACTATGTAGTGGGTAACTCGCTAACTACATCCAATGCCAACCTTGGTGGTGCGGGTGCAGGCTTTGCTTACTCAGTTACAGCAGTATCTGTACTAGGTACTGGCTACGCTTATGGTGATACGCTTTCCGCGTCTAATGCAAACTTAGGCGGATCAGGTTCTGGTTTTTCTGTTCCAGTAGCTTTGTTGTCTGCTGGTGGAGATGAACTAGAAATGGATGGACTTAAGGTTTCAGCTTATTGCGCAACTAACGGCCTTATTTCCGTCTTTGTTGACGCAAGCCCCGGTTATATAGCTGGGGGCCGTACTTTTACATACACTCTCGGCTAATTTTTAGGAGCTTTTAACATGGCAATTATTCAATCGGGCGCAACCAGCACTTCACTGCTGACCGTCGATCCTACTTTTACAGCAGCACGTACTTCTGATCACCCACCTGAAGTTTTGGGTGCGTACAGTATTGGCGTGCAAACAGGTGCAGTAGCATCTCTTGCAGCTAACGGTACTTTATTTTCGTTCCGTTGGTCGCCTTCTACGTCAACTCAACTTTGCATGGTTCGCCGTGTTGAAATTGGCGCTTATGTTAACGGTGCAGTTACTACATCACAACAGCTATCAGTTGTTATGACTGTTGCGCGTTCATGGACAGTTAACGATTCTGTTGGTACTTCTGTTTTGTTTACTCAAACTAACTCACAAAAGCAACGTACTTCTATGCCGGTATCAGCTTTTGCGTCTGGCGGTGATATTCGTGTTCCTACAACCGCTGTTAATACTGCCGGTACTCGTACACTTGACACCAACGCAATGGCACAAGTATTTGGTACTACTGGTACCGCTGCTGGTACTACTATATTTTCTGTTGCCCCAATATTTCAACACTCCCCCGGCGACTACCCATTGATTTTTGCAGCCAACGAAGGTTTTGTAATTAACAATGGTCCAACTGCCCTTGCTACTGGTTCAGCTTCGTTTATTATTAACGTAGAGTGGATGGAACTGAACGCAACAACAGGTAACGCGATAGCGTACTAATGTAGGGAAACGCGGGGCTTCGGCCCCGCTAAAGGATTCTTATGTTTGGATTGTCGGATTTTGCTGGCGCACCATTTAGCGCGTATTTGCAATTCAGCCCTAAGACTACTGTGTCCGGGTTGCAAGCTAATGCGTTGCTTGATTCCGTCTCAACCGGTTCAAACTATGGCGTGACATTAACTGGAGTGTCAGCTACCGCAACACTTAATTCAGGTGCGGCTGGTAAAACATTCCCCGTTGCTTGGACGCTTATTGATACTACTCAGTACCCCATTTCTTAAAGGTAAGCAGAATGACTACTTATTCGTCCAGCCTACGGCTTAATTTAATTGGCACTGGCGAGCAGTCTGGAGTTTGGGGTTCTACTACTAATACAAACTTAGGTACTTACCTTGAATCTGCGGTAGCTGGTTACACAAGCATTACTGTAACTTCATCACCCTATGCATTAATTTCCGCATACGTAACTGCTGACCAGTCTAGGAATATGATCTTAGACTTATACACTAGCGGTATATCGTCTACGTATTCTGTGTTTATACCCCCTGTAAGTAAAATATACATAGTAAGGAATGCTAGCTCTTATCCTGCTATTTTTTACACAGGCACAACGGTAAACAATACAACAAATGCCATAGCAATGACGGGGTCCATATCAGGGACAACGCTCACTGTTTCGTCGTTAGGCGCTAACACTCCTAAGCTTGTAACAGGCCAAACGGTTAGCGGGCCAAATATAACTACACCTACGCAGATTGTTGGTGTTATTCAGAATGCTACGCTACCCTATACGTACACCGTTAAAGACTCTCAAACTGCGGCGTCGGGTACTGTCTATGTTGGTTACACCGTACCATCGGGCAGAACAGCTTGGATATGGTGCGATGGTTTAAACATCAACGAGGCGCACACTAACGCGCAAGGTAACTTTAACGTAAATAACGCATTAACAGCAAATAGCATTAGTGCTACGTCGGCCTCGTTTACTTCAGCGTTGCCAGTAACAAGTGGGGGTACGGGGGCGACTACAAGTACAGGTACGGGTAGTGTTGTGCTCAACAGCACGCCTACATTAATAGCCCCTAACTTAGGTACACCTAGTTCAGCTAACTTAGCAAACGCTACTAACCTACCAGTATCAACAGGTATTAGCGGGTTAGGTACAGGCGTATCAACCGCGTTAGGTACAACAGTCGGTGCGTCAGGTGCGTTTGTTGTTAATGGTGGTGTGCTTGGCACTCCTTCGTCTGGTACGTTAACTAATGTTACTGGGCTTCCATTAACTACCGGTGTAACAGGGCAACTGCCTTTAGCTAACGGCGGTACTAACGCTAACTTAACAGCGGTAAATGGCGCAGTTGTTTATTCAGGCGCAACCGGTATGGGGTTAACTGCATCTGGTACAACAGGGCAGTATTTAACTTCTACTGGTACATCTTCTCCTGTATGGTCTACACAAATATTAGCTATACCATTCATTATTGATGGAAGCGCTTTTGCTATTACTACCGGCGGTAAAGGTTACATACAAATTCCGTTTGGTTGTTCTATAACTGCCGTGACCTTACTCGCTGATCAAATAGGGTCTATTGTAATTGGCATTGCTAAAGGTACGTACGCTGCATACAACACGACAACTTCAATCGTTGCATCTGCTCCGCCTACTATTACATCCGGTATTAAATACACAGATTCGACGTTAACAGGATGGACAAAGACCATAACTGCGGGCGATATTCTTTATTTTAGCGTTACATCTGCTTCGACTATTACTCGCGTGACTATATCTTTAACTGTGACACGGACTTAATATGGCAGCTAGATTTTGGGTTGGTAATGGTAGCTGGGATGCAACAAACACAGCAAACTGGTCAGCAACTACGGGGGGCGCAACAGGTGCGTCTGTACCAACTTCTGCTGACACAGTAACATTTGACGGTAATAGCAATAATTGCAGTGTTGTAACGGGTATTTGTTCGACGCTTACAATTTCTGCTTCTTATGGAAGTGTTTTAATTGGGCCTACTCCTGCGCAAGCAACTATTACTATTGCAGGATCAGGTACAGCTTTTATAATTGCACCGACGTCACCCGCAATATTAAGTGATTTAATTTTTAATTTAACGCAAACAACAACGGCAACTTCAATTAACGTAAGCATTGCAGCGGTACTACAAGCAACTAATATAACGCTACAAATAGGTAATGGCGTGTCAAGCACTGCCACATTTACGCTTACTACAAATGGAACCTTTTATAAAGATGCTTCAAACTATATAAATGTTGCTGTCTATAGCGGTACGCTCTCCGCAGGTACTGTCAATATGATAGGGCAGGATTTAACCATTTATAGTGGTACCTATAACCCTGCTGCGACTACCGTAACGCTTAACGACGCGTTTAATGTTTATGTTACAACCCTACCAGCAACTATAACTTTTGGGACATCTATAATATACGCTGCTAATGCCCTTAATTTTGATTCGTCTAACTATACCGGGGTTGCAGCCACAGCAATTACAACCACAGCGTCTGCAACAGCAGCTTTACGCACTGATACACCCACTGTTATTATTATAAA